GTTGTTTCTTTTAACAACTTGCTTATTCCTTTTTCTCCTACAATGTCTCAAAAGCAATATAACTTTTATAAAGCCGAAGCAGAACTTCCTGGAATCACTGCACAATTCTCTAAAATGCTGGTCGGTGGACTTTTAAGAAAAAAGCCAATACTTCAAATTCCAGAAGAATTACCAGTTGAAGTTTATAATTGGATTATGAATGAATTTGGCAAAGATGATAGTTCCTTGACAGCATTTTTAGATTCTGTACTCTGGGAAGAAGTTCAAACTAGTAGAGCCTGGATTTTTGTAGATTATCCCAATATTGAAAATCCAGAGAATATGACTAAAGAAGATTTATTAAATTATAAACCCTATCCTGTTTTGCAAAAAGCCGAATCAATCATAAATTGGCGAGTAAAAGATAATGCAATCGGAAAAACTATATTAGATCGTGTTATCGTAAGAGGGTTCAAAGAAGTATATACTACCAATGAATTTCATCCGATATTTAAAGATACCGTTTGGGTTCATGAATTGGATGAGTCGGGTTATTATAGAATTAGAGAGTATCAAAGAGCTGACGATACTACTCAAGTTCCAGTTATTGCTGGTCAGCAATATAAAGAACCATCTCAAGCTAAAATTAAATTTGATTTGGTTCAAGTTTATGAAAATATTATGTCCAATGGTGAACGTCTTAAAATGATTCCTGCATGGCCTCTCAATGGTAGTGTGGACGCACTAGAGCCTATGCTTTCTCCTATTATTGATAAAGAAGTTAGTCTTTACAATAAATTAAGTAGAAGAAATCATTTATTATATGGTGCTTCTACATATACGCCAGTAATTATTTCTGATATGCCTGACGATGATTTTCAAAATATTGTTGAAAGTGGTTTAGGAACTTGGATCCGACTAAGACAAGGCGATGATGCTAAAGTTTTAGAAACTCCTACTGCTGCTTTACAAGATATGGATAGAGCTATTGCTGCTTCTATTGAAGAAATGGCAAAGTTAGGTATTCGTATGTTGAGTCCAGAATCAGCACAATCCGGTGTTGCTTTAGAAATTAGGAATGCTGCACAAACTGCCCAACTAGGAATGTTGAATAATAAAATTAGTGCTACAATGTCTCAAATTATTTGCTTTATGGTGAATTGGAGATTAGGCACTGAATTTAAACCTTCTGATTTTGAATTTAGCTTGTCTGCTGACTTTAACCCAATCCCTTTAGGCGCAGATTGGTTAAGGCTTGCTACAGAATGGTATCAACAAGGGCTTATTCCCAGATCTGTTTGGGTTATGATTCTTAAACAGAATGATTTACTTTCTCCGGACTATAACGATGAAGAAGGTAGAATGGAAATAACAGCTGATCTTGAAGCATTAATGAGTTCTCAGGGTTCACCTGATTTTGCTAACCAAATCCAAAACCAATAAAGGATTTAAAATGGCCGGAAAAAGAGGCGCACCTGTTGGTAATAAAAATGCTGCCGGTGGTCTAGGAAAAGGATTGCTTGCCAGCGGGCAACAACAACGTAAATTAAGTGGTGCAATGATTGGTGCCAGCGGAACTTCTGCCCAACAAAGTAAATTTATTACAGGCGCGACAGCAAGAGGTGGTATCGGTGGAGGTCTTAAGGGTGCTGCTGTTGGTGCAGTTGTAGGTGGTCTTGTAACAGGCGGTCCTGAAGGATTAATCGCTGGTGCAGCCTTAGGCGGAAGTGCTGGTGCCGCAGGCAAAGGTATGATTAGAAAATCAGAAGCCAAAAAATCAGTCGAATATGGTAAAAGCTTAAAATCGGCAATTAAGCCTGGCGATATTGCCGGTATGTCTCAAAATTTAAAAGCTTATAGCGAAATGTCTAAGAAATCGAGCGATTACTTAAAAGGCGCCATGTCTATTGCAAACAAATCTAAAAAGAAATGATCTAATCATGCCTTTAAAACGTGGAAGTTCTGACAAAACAATTTCTAAAAATATTTCTACAATGCTAAAAGAAGGCAAACCTCAAAAACAAGCGGTTGCTATTGCTTTGAGCGAAGCTGGTAAAGCAAAAAAGAAGTCTAAAAATAAATAAATTAAACCGGTCCCAGGTGCTCTCGGTGCATTGAGTGATTAGTCAGGTGCTTCCCTGCCTAACCGTTGTCACCAGCAGCCAACCTGGGTACTTTCTGGGCCTGTTTCGCAGTCACGCGACGAAGGATTGCTATGGCTAACAACGCTAATACAGATATATACGATCGAACTATTGATCGATCAGCTATGATTCGCTTATACGAAAGACGAGTTAATGGCAAAGTATCGGTGATACTTGATGGACATGAAGTAAGATTAGACAAATTAATTAAAGAAGCGAATTTGTCTCAAAAAGGGTTTGAAAAATTAAGAGAAGCAGTAGATCAAGAGTTACAAAGTACTTTTAAGGAAACTTTTAGTATCTCTAAAAGATCTTTATTAGATCTTGTAACAGATCAATTGTCATATACTTATCAAACCGTTGAAACCGCAATGGGTAAAATTTGGAAGGCACAAAGACCTCCAAAAAGAATTGCTGAAGAAATAGTATTAGAAAAACCATTAGTTTCAAATAAAACATTAGCACAGGGATGGGCAGGTGTTAGTGAAAATGAAAGAAAAAGACTTGAGGCAGTTATTCGAAGAGGAATTTCAGAAAATTGGACTGTAGATGAAATTGCGTTACAAGTTAGAAAAGGAAATGTTACTAATATTAGTAGATTTCAATCGAAAGCATTAGTAACAACTGCAATAACTTCAGTAACTGCTCAGACAGATCATCAAATATACGCTGCCAATTCGAAAGCACTTAATGGCTGGCAATATGTTGCTGTCTTGGACTCAAGGACTACACCTCTTTGTGCACACAGAGATGGAACAATTTATCCTGTTTCTGACACTAGTCATTTGCCACCTGCTCACTTTCATTGTAGATCTACTACCGTTCCTGTGTTCAAATCCTGGTCTGATGTCTCAAAATTAGAAGGCGTTAACCAGGTACGTAGAAGAAATATTGAAAGACTTTCTGATAAAGATATTGCCTACTATGACGGTTTAACTCCAATGAGAGAGTCCTACAATGACTGGCTTAGTAGACAATCTAAAGATGTTCAATTAAGACATCTTGGAGATTATCAAAAAGTTGAATTATTTAGAACCGGTCAATTAACACTCGATAAGTTTACTAATCCAGAAGGAAATAGTATTGGTATCAAAGAACTTAGAGCAATGAGTGATAGTGGATACACACTTCCTTCTGATACAAAGAGATTTGCTCTTGCTAAAGAAAAACTAGATGCCATGCAACTTGGTGCATCTACTCCAGATGATTTTATTGATAACAATCAATTAAGCAAAACACTAGTTGATTACTATTTACTTCAATCTGGTGAATTAGATGGAATATTATCTTTAACTAATTATCGCGGCGCTTTAATTGGTTCTAAACGTACCGTAAAAAATAGAGTATTAACATCTCCACCTACAGATGATCAACAAATATTTAATCCAGTTACTGGTAGGTATGAAGATGTAAGATTATATCAGCCTAATCCTAGTGTATTTGCTAATAACCTAAGATTAATAGATGAGAGTGACAAACTGCTTACTAGAGATAAAGAGTTTATTAAAAATATTTTGACTTCTCTTGAAGACAGAATGAGTTTAAATGAACGTGCAGTTGTTGCTGATAATCTTAGGATTATATTTGGAAGATATAGAGATAATAAAGAACCCTGGGTAAATTTTAAAGCAGTTGTCCAAGGTCAAATTAAGTTCGATGTAATGAATGTTTCTGATGCTATTGAAACTCAAATTAGAAAAGATTCAAATGTCTTGAAGAAACTATTACAAGATAATTATATCGATCCTGTGCTTGGTGCAACTCAATTACAGGAACTTCATGATGAGTTTATAAGCAATATACTGAAACGAAATAAATGGGAAGACAGTGTTGCTCCTAAAATTGCGAATGAACTCAGAACTACATTTGATTCTAAAATTCCAATATTGTTAAAAAGACGTATCAGTGATAGAGATATTCAACAATTTTATTTAAAGTTTGCACATAGACTAAGTCTTGCTGACACTCCAGATAGAGATCAATTTGCTGTTAGTCTAGGTAGAGATCTTTATAATTTAGCAAATTTAAATGGAGATAGAAATACTTGGTATAAACTTGGAATGTCTTTATTAGAAGCAGACAATATACAGAAGTTTTTTGAAATAGAAACCTTTGGAGTTCAAAAACGTAGAATTAAAAGCGCCTTAAGTGGAGCTTATTTTGGTCCGTACTATGATACGCTTTCTTACAATATTAGGATTGTAGATCCCAGAATACAGGAATACGCGAAATTAACTAGAAAGGTAGAGCTAGGTCTTAGAGTTAGCGTTGTTGATGACAAAAATAGACTCGTAATAAGAGAAGGCTACAAAACTTATTTCATTGATAGAGGTGTATTGGGTTTTGAAGATACAAGAATTCCAATTACGTCTACTTCTAGCTTTAGTGATTTTCCAGAAGAGTTTGTTGATAAAAACTTTACAAATGCTTTAAATTGGGCTGCAAATACCAAATATAAAATTGATGAAGATTATTTTGATTTTGTTCAAAAGCTTTTATATTTCGAAGATGATCGTGGCAATGCAAAGAAGTACAATGATTTGAATGAATATAGAAAATATATGATTTCTAGAGGTGATGCTTATGAACGTCTAAAAGCTATGGAGTGGTTAAGAAACAAACAATATGCTTTTAGCAATCATCCATTTATTGATCATCGTGCTAGAATCTACGATCGTGGCCTAATTGGACCACAATCTGGAGAAACTTTTAGGCCATTTTTAAATACAGAAACGCCTCAAAAATTTAGTCCTGATGAATTTTTTAATATGCAAGATCAAATCGGATCTTTTCTAGGAGGTCTAAGTGATTATTTTGAGGGTAATTTTAACTCATTAACAATCACTGGAAGACAGAAAATTGCCGAAAAGTGGAGACCAGAACTTGTTAGAATTGGAAATTTAATGCTTAAGAAAAAGCCTAATGATATTCGTCAAATTTTAGAATCTGATATTTTCTCTAGAGTAGATGGAGAAGAATTAAATAAATTTTTAAGATTTGCATTAGAAACAGCAAAGATTGATAATTATTTAGAATCTAATTATTCTAATAAATCTTTAGATAAATTATTTAATTATGATATTAGCATTGCATTAGAGCAAGATGCTTCTTCATCTGGTGCTCAGATTATTGCATTGACAACTAGAAATAAGCAACTTGCAGAATTAAGTAATGTAATTCCGACAAATCAAAAGAAAAGACTTTACGACGAAATTGCAGCACTGACTTATAACGATCCCAGATTCAGGGAATTAAATCAAAAGTTGGGACTTAGTGAAAAAGACTTGAGAAAGGCCGCAAAAGCTCAAAACATGGTTACATTTTATGGTGCTGGTCAAAAGACTGGTGCATTAAATGTAGAAGGCAAGCTTGCAAAAGTTTTAGATAAAGAGGAAAACGTATTAGTTGTAAGAGCAACTGATAGGGATACAGTATTAAATGAAATTAATGCAAGAATTGCCAGAGTTGAAAGGTTT